TGATCGACTCCGGGTCCGGATCGATGGCCGAGACCCGGGCGTGCACCGCCTTCCACTTGTGCCAGTCCCCGCCACGTCCACACCCGCAGTCGAGAACGTGCGAACGTCGAGGGACCCAGCGCGAAATGTGTTCCCTTTTGATTTGGTTATGGAGCTGGCGCAATTCCATCGCGTTTACTTAGTTAAAAGAAAAACGCATGTCTCTTTTATATGGCTTCCCTCGAGCAGGATTATTTGACGGTTCCCGGTCAGCTGTTTGCGTGCGTTTCTTTCGTCGGCCCCGACCTTCCCCAGAAGAATGACAAGTTTGGCATGAAGATCCGTGGATGCTTTCAGTCCCGTGATGAGGCGGGCACCCACGCAAAGCGCCTGCAGAAGGAGGATGCGATTGTCGACATTTATGTGGTCGACATGTACAAGTGGTTGCTGATCCCCCCTGACCGCGAGCAGATTGAGGACACTCACTACCAGAACGAGAAGCTCGAGGAGATCATGTCCAAGTACCGCGCGAACCAGTCGCAGGCCGCTGCGATGTTCGAGAAGCGCAAGCGCGACATGACGGCCAAGCCTCAGGATGGCGAGTTCCCGTACATCGACCCGTCCGACGAGAACTCCAAGTTTTACACCAAGCCGGACGTGCCACCTATTCCTCACCCGGCCGACTTCCTGGAGGCTCTCAAGGCGGAGTTCCCTGAGGCGACTATGGATGAGCTGGTGGTCAAGGCGGACATCCGCGTCGCGGCCGAGGTCCTGAAGCGTCGGGAGGCTGACGCGGCAAACGCCACGACACTGACGATCGAGACGATCCCTGAGGGTGACGACGATGTCCCGGACGTGAGCGAAACAGAGTGAGCGAACTAAAATATTTACGAATAATAGACAGGAAATCAATATGATTTCCCCCCAGACACTTCCCAAGGGCCAATTAGTGCTCTTGGCAATTGCCGGATCTTTCATGATTTTGAGTAGTTTTTATCTGTTGCAACAGGGCCAGGTGATGCCATTGGCGGCCGTGGTCGTCATTGCGTTTCTGGGGTGGATGATGTACATGCGAATTCTTCCGAACGTTATAAGCAGGCCACCACCAGACCCTAACGCGCCTGCATTTACTGTGTTTCGCGACATGGAGCCGGCAGATCAGACACGCGTGAATGTGTGGACGGGCTTCCTNCAGGAGGACGTCTACAAGAATCGCACGGGTCCAATTGGTAACTTTGTTGGAAATGATGATTTTGCGCCAAGGGCACCACTGTATCCCCTTAATGCTTAGCGAGAGCCCCACCCGAGTTTACGATGATGGGGCGCATATTCATGATAATGACACCGATGACAATACCAAGCAGAATCAACGCGACGTGATTCTCCTTGAGTGCTGCGAACGGATCCTTTTTCTCTAGCGGAGGGGGAGCNAACATATACCTGTTCACTCGGGGCTCCTCCTCTTCCGGCTGGTCCCACGACGCGCCTCGGTTCTCAGGCATTGCGCTTTCGGGGGGCGGCAACTGGGCGCTTCTTGACTGGGGTTCGCTTTTTGACAGGAACGGCAGGNTTTCCATCGTCTTCACTATCAGAACCACCACTCTCACTTTTATCTGCTACAACAAATCCATCCAAGTTTCCATCTTCGTCTGCATCATCTTCATCCTCCTCGTCCTCCTCGTCGGCGTCGTCCTCAAAGTTCGAGGCAATCTCNGACTCGTGGGAGTCGTAGTCGTCCGCGTCGTAGTCGTCCTCGACCTTCTCGATGGGCTCGTACTTCGCAGGGGGCTTGGAGACGCGGCCGGACCGCGTNCGAGTTCCGGTCTCCTCGACAGTGGCGGCNGCGGCGGCGAGCGTCTGCANGTTACTGTCCGTGGCTTTTGACGGGCCCTGGGTCCTTCGCGACATATTCTGGAAAGTCTAGCATCGTATCGTTTAAGTACTTTGGGAAGAAGTAAATGCCTTGAGAGACTGCATTTTGATTCAAAATTGTCTCACCCTCTATGGCCAGCTGAAACGCGATGCCGGCCAGCTCCTCCTGGATGTTCGCGTCGTCCGCACGACGGAGACCGAGTCCAAGGTCCCTGATGGCTTCGACGGCAACATACAAAGCCCCGGCTGCATCATCTAGGCCAGCACTCGAAGCCGACTGTTCGAACGTGTGGAGGTTTTCCAAAAAACGACTCCAATTGACCGGGTCCAGCCCCGAGTAGGGATGGACCATCTTCTCGTACTTTTTGAAACGCGCCTGAGGACCCATCGGGAAGAATATCAACCATAAAAGTACCAACAGGACTACCCACAATAGCAACATCTTTGAGTTGCTCTACTATTGATGGAGGGAGATTATGTTCCCGGCCCCTGAACTCGGTGCACTCATCATCAAAGCACCTCTGGGCGATCCTCCCAGACTTGATAGTGAACCAGACGTGGTTCGACTTGTGTTCCCGCCGAATGTTCTCACAATACTTGGCGTCGGTCTGGACAAACCAGCCGTCGTGCTCGTGTCTCTGGACCCTCTTGAGGTGGGTCCGATCCTGACCGGCCATGTACTTTCGGACATAGTCCTGGAGGGGTCTCGAGTCTATGCAAGTCCCAGGTGTCCCCAATTCTGATTCAAAATTGCCATGGATTCGAATTGTAAATAGACTGAGAGTCTCAAGGGTCCGACCATAGGCAGGATCTACCGGAACATATGGGTCGCCCGATGGTTTCTTGTGGGACCAGAGCATCCGAAGTCCTGACCCCCCATAGACCGAGGCGTCAATCACCTTGTCCCATGGCCCGGGTCCTAGACTCTCTATGATTTTTGATCTTAAATTGAGAGCCCGGGTACGATCCACAATTACATTTGGCCAATGTAGGTGGACCCCACTTTTCAGTGTCGGCTGTCCGTCGTCACCCTTGACTTGACGTACCTGGGCCCTGGCCACCAGACACTTGGATCCTACAACTTCATCAATTATAGAACAAAATTGATTCAGATCTTCATCCGATAATTTCTCGGGGGCTTTGTAATCCAGATCCACAAAAAACTTGAATCGNTCCGTCTTTTGTTCGACCACATACAATTTTGATCCAGAATTGATCAAATCTATATAGGCTCTGTGAAATTCTTCAATCTCAGAATCTGGGACGTGAAGGATTCCACCTGACATGAGGACATGGGTCGCNGGACCCTTNGGGACACGCCACCTGTCCATTTGGTTTTAAACGCGGGGTTTCTCTAAGGGGTAACAAGTCGCTACTCCTCATCGCTCGAGTCCAGCAACCACGACAAAATGTGCTTGTTTTTCTTTTCCTTTGTATTCGCTTCGGCGGGCGCCTTGATCTCCTCGATCATCTTCTCCTCCTTCTTGGTCAGGGGCTCGGCCGGGGGCTTCACCTCCTCCTCCTTTGCGTCTTCGGCTACAGGCTGAGCCGCCTCGTCTTGCTCCCGCTCCTCCTCAATCTTCTGAATCTCGTGGCACAGCTTCATGAGGGTCAGCTCCTTTGCGAGAACCTCGGGATCTGCGCCGTCTCCACGGAGCTTGGCCAGGATGGTCGCGAGGTCGAGCTTTGAGCGGGTCCCGCCACGGAGGCGGAGAACAAGATGNANTGTCGACTCCTTCTGAATGTTGTAGTCTGCCATGGTCCGGTCGTCCTCGAGTTGCTTCCCGGCGAAGATGAGGCGCTGTTGGTCCGGTGGAATTCCTTCCTTGTCTTGAACCTTCGCTTTGACGTTGGCAATGGTGTCACTGGACTCCACCTCGAGGGTGATCGTCTTCCCCGTCAGAGTCTTGACGAAGATCTGCATTTCTAATCCAAGCTTGGTTTTTTTATACCAAGTCGCTACGCGGGGGAACAAGTCCAGGGAAACCTTCGGTTTCCCGTCGGACCGGAGGTCCTCCTGCGCGACTTGGATCACTCCCTCAAGTTAAACGGCGTCCAGTGGGTCGACTGAACGGCCTGGTGAAATTCCTGGTTCCCGATCACGTGTTCGCGTATCATCGGCCAGAGGTTCGGGCACCTGGCGATGCTCGAGATGTTTTCAAACCGGCACTCGTCGTTCTCGTCGTAGTTTTTGCGAAATGCCATCTCGCCCCCCTCCATTTTCCTCTTCTCCTCGGTGAACCGCCGGACGATCGTCCGATGTTCCGTGGAGGTCATGGGCAGGTTGAAGAGGTAGACGTGGTAGTGATTCAGGGCCGTGACGCCGTCGTCCACGTCCCGTGGCTCTGGGGTGTCAGTCGTAAATTTGAAATAGGAATACGAACCCCTTTTCAAATTTATGAGGCCTCGCGTTTCTTCTTCAAGTTCACGGACCGCACACCGAAGCGGGTTGTAGACTTCNCGNCGCCTGCATCCTCCTGTGACGAAGGTCCANTCGCGGTAGCGCCGGTCATGCACGATCAAAAAGTGNGGGACGCCCTCGATCGTGCTCATAGGGATGGCGATGGCTTTATGCCTCTCTCGGGGTTCTGACCCTGGGGGCACTCGAGGCTCCATCCTCTACTGAGACTTGGTCTTCAGAAAAACTCTGGTCATTGTCCGCATCTCTTAAAAATTTATTCAAATTACCGGTTCGTGGATTATATGTACTGGCAAAGACCAGGCACACAATCAACGCCAATACCCAGAGGCGCATCTTTCTTTGTTTTTTAGGAGGAAAATTAGCAGAGTCATTTAGCGACTAAGAGCTGTAGAGGAGACCGCCGAGGCCGTTCTGGATCTCAAGATATTATAAGAGCATGCATACAAAAAGGGAGTCGGGTACGCGCTCGTCAGGTTC